CGCATAACCTGCTTTGAATGCTCCGTGAAAGGTCTGCAAGCATAGACACTCTCTAGACCATCCATGTGTACATTGGCTAAGTGTTCGCGCCTTACCTTGTCATATAGCAAGTTTTGAGCATAGGTTCTCTCATCCCCTAAGCGAGACAGAGCGTCAAACTGTGCCTTCACTATTTCCTTTTGTGTCAATCCTTCAATTTCCATCTCAGTGTCTCCCTGATTGATCAAAATAATCATTGTTTAAATTAAGCATGTACGAGCCATCACTATGGGGCATTGCGACCATAACTTCGGTATCGTCATCATCCAAAGCTTTATACCACCCATCGCTATTGGTTACCGTAAACCCTCCGTCCTTTAACTGCTGAATCAAACCGCGCAGTTCCTTTCTGTTCTCCATAAAACGTACCATAAATCACCTCTAGTTGTAACAAGTTATAAATTAAGGAATCAGAGTAAAAAATTCCAACGTACTAGCCATTATATAGACTCCGACCAAAATTGCAACACCTATCCACGCCCAGAAGTCACTTTCTGGCTCTCTATTATTATCCATACCTTAAAACCTCATGTAATCCATTCTAAGCCTATTTCATGGGTTAGGCTATGCTACCCTACTAATAAACACTAAAAAGCCTAAGGATGTAAACTATAGGCTTTGTGGTGTTTACTCCATTCGCATCCGTTTTATTAAATCGTGGGCTTGTTCTTCGCTCATTTCGTAATACTCCGCGAATCTAGCCACAGTCAGAAAATTATTAAACCAGTCAAGGTACATATATTCATCACTAAAATGCTCGTATGCTTTTTTCATTGTATTAAAAACCTCCAGTATAAGTTATTATATAGACGCGGTGTAGCTCATCTCCGCAACCTTCCGCCTGAAATTGTAAGCCATGTTCGACCGCTAAGGCAACCATTGCCGCAAATTCTTTTAAACAGTACGTTTTAAATTCCATTGTATTACCCCCCAATAGCTATTAGATTATTGATTTGTTTTTTCATTGATACACCATGCGCAGGGTATCCGATTACTGAAATGTCTTTTTTCCAACAAGCGCGGCATGATCCGCATTTGCCCTCGCGTGTACTGGCCTCGCAAACTGTAACTCCTTTTAAACTATGGCTTATTGTGGGCAATATGGTGCTACTGTTTGCCACATTCGGAATAACTTCACCTAGTACGCCATCACTGGACAACCTAACAACCACGTTAGGCAATGACTCCATGTCTGCGATAACTTGGGCAAACTTGTCAAACTTATGCATTCTAGTCGGTAGCCAATGATTACACCACGGAGTCAAACGCATGACTTCAAGCATCTTTTGAGCGAGTTTTATACTGTACATATCACCTGAATCAAACCAACGAAAATACCTATCGTTATCTAGTTCTGCGACCATATCATCAACCCATGAATCACGCTTCCAATCTTCCTTGTTATGCTCCCTTGGTGCTTTGACATTAGGAAATCTATAGTTTCCGCTTGTGGCGTAGCATCCCTTACACGCAGGGACTAGATCACCGTTAGAATCTTTTGACGCAGGGCACGTATCCAGTGCTTGAAGACTCCAAGACCTGCAGGGCATCTTACCCGCTTTTGATAGTTTAATCATTTGTATATACTCCATTAATTGTAACTTGTTATAACTTTACCCATAAATGCCGCTAGTATCTAACGGCATCTAGTGTATAGCTATCATGCCGCTTTGTCTAGTGGTTCTAGTGCTTCCAGTAATTTCTCTTTGATCTGACATAGAGAGAGATCAACATCTATAATTGATTGTGACAGTTCACTATCTTGTTCTATTTTGGCTAGTTCCTCCGCGTATGCCGATAGTTGAAACAATGCTTCCGCTAGTGCTTCGACTGGTGATAATGCTTGACCATTAGGCGCTATTACGCTTGCACCTGTAGACGCTTCATCAGTATCGCCTTCGCCACCACCATTGCCCGTGCCTTTACTAGCACCGCGCAACTGTGCTTCGACTAGCTTGCTATCTTTGACAACCATAGCGCGTTTGTCTATATCTAACTCTTTATGTATACGCTTAGTGACTCTATTGAAGATTGACCGAATCACTGCAAGCGATGCCTTATCTACCGCACAACCTTCCCACAGTGCAACCAGTACCTTTTCCGCGCCTTTACCAGTAGCAACGTGTACGTTGTAAAGATCGCTTACTATATCAGTCACTTTAGTTTTAACCGCTGTACCTTCCACCAGTTCAACCGCGAGTGCTTGTGCTTGCTTAATTGTCATAGTTTTAGTAGCCATGTGTATATACCTGTATAAATGAATGAAGTGCTACAGTGCCTGAATGATCAGCTAATGTATATAATGTAAACTATATAATCGTCATTCATCTTGTGAATACATAAGTGGCATGGTGTTTGCATGTGGCTCTATAGGTATCCTATGGCATACTCACTCTTTACCCATGCAATACCCGTGCCAACATGGAGCCTTGTGTATAACCTGTGGATGACTTATGCACAGGCCGTGGATAACTCATGTATAACTAATGTATAACCTGTGGATAACTTTGGGGGCGGGGGGGCCGCCCCGGCGGGGGCCGTGGGTTATCGCAGGATTGTTACAGTACCCTCTGGCATACAAAAAAGGAGTAAATTAGGAAAAAAGGGGTGTATCCTTAAGTATACCTAAGTCCTTGAATTACATAAGGAAAACACAGGTGGCCCCCTAGTCTTGACACAAGCAGTTAAGGGACACACAGGTTGACACACAAGGGGCTTGGGTGTACTCAATATAATTTAGTAAATATAGAAAATAATGCTTGACTTTTAGACTGATCTGTGCTATAATATCAAGTATACTAAGTTAGTTAAAGGAAACCATCCGCGCCTTAAGTACCTTAAGTAAACTATAGTATTTTACTTTTATTAATAATTAAAGAAAATAACTAAACTCTACTTAAGTATCCTTAAGATAACTAAGGGGAATACTTTGAGTAAAGAAATAGATAGGTCAGCCACTGCCGCGAAGCGGAAGGGTCGGCCACCAAAGAAATCTGTAGTGTCTAAAACAACAGGTAATAGAAAAGGGGTAGGTCGCCCCAAAGGTGATGCTTCAATCATCAACGACTATAAAGCTAGGATGCTTGCGTCCCCAAAGTCACGCAAAGTGATGGATGCAATCTTTGATGCGGCTCTTGACAACGATCATAAGAATCAGTCAGCGGCATGGAAGTTGGTAATGGATAGGATGTTACCTATCAGTTACTTTGAGAAGGAGAAAGGAGGTAGTGGTGGTCGTAGTGCTATCAACATCTCTATCACTGGAGTAGGTGGTGAAACCACTGTTATCTCTGGTAATGAACAGCAAGACCCATTAGAGGGAGAAGTTGTCAATGATTAATAACATTAATGATATGTTAAGATACTTTAACAGGGAAGAGTTTGCCTGTCAGTACACAGGTAAGAATAAGATTGACGATCAGTTCCTAACCAAATTAGATCACCTACGTTATGTATGTGGTTTTCCATTTATAATCACTAGTGGTTACAGAGACCCTAGTCATCCCATAGAGGCTAAGAAAAAAGTTGCAGGAACTCACGCACAAGGTATCGCCTGTGACATCAGGACTGAGAATTCTCAGCAAAGGTATGACATCGTTAAACACGCCACTGCGATGGGGTTCAACGGTATCGGAGTTGCTGACAGCTTTGTCCATGTTGACATCCGCAAGTTGGACGTTGGTGAGTCTCCTGTAATGTGGTGCTATAGTTGACGGACTTAAATGTCTCTCTTCTACCGTGGCAACAGAAAGTATATAACAACGAAACAAGATTTAAAGTTATAGCCGCAGGTAGACGTACAGGTAAGAGTAGACTAGCGGCATGGATGTTAATACTCCGCGCCCTTAGTGATACCAAAGGCCATGTGTTCTACGTTGCCCCTACACAGGGACAGGCTAGGGACATTATGTGGCAGATGCTACTAGAGTTAGGTCATAACGTCATAGCCTCTAGCCACGTTAATAACCTACAGATTAAACTCATTAATGGTGCTGTAATTGCCCTAAAGGGTGCGGATAGACCAGAGACAATGAGGGGTGTCAGCCTCAAGTTCCTAGTAATGGATGAGTACGCTGACATGAAGCCAGAGGTTTGGGAGCAGATACTGAGACCTGCCTTGGCTGACCAAAAGGGTGATGCGTTGTTTATAGGTACGCCTATGGGACGTAATCACTTTTATGAACTATATACATACGCTTGTGTATCTGATGATCCTAGTTTTGCAGGTTTTCATTTTACAAGCTATGATAACCCATTGCTAGACCCTGAAGAGATTGAAGCGGCTCAAAAGTCTATGTCAGCTTTTTCCTTCCGTCAGGAGTTTATGGCATCCTTTGAGGCTCAAGGTAGTGAACTTTTTAAAGAAGAATATATTAAATTTTCTGAGGAAGAGCCTGAACAAGGTCAGTTTTACATTGCGGTTGACTTGGCGGGTTTTGCGGATGTCGCTAAAGTTACAACGAAGACAAAAAGACTTGACCAAACGGCTATCGCTATTGTTAAAGCGAACGAAGAAGGCTGGTGGGTTGCTAATATTGTACATGGGCGTTGGGGTGTCCAAGAGACTGCCAGAAGAATCTTCCAAGCAGTCAGAGACTACCAACCTGTAGCAGTAGGTATAGAGAAGGGAGCATTAAAGAACGCTGTACTTCCATACTTAAGCGACTACATGAAAAAGAATCAACGGTTTTTTAGAGTGGACGAGCTTACCCACGGCAATAAAAAGAAAACCGACAGAATTGTTTGGGCTTTACAAGGCAGGTTTGAACATGGTACAATCTCCTTAAACAAAGGAGAATGGAACAGTCAGTTCCTTGATGAGTTATTTCAGTTTCCTAATCAATTAGTACACGATGATTTAATTGATGCATTAGCTTACATAGACCAATTAGCTAACATAGCATACACATCGGACTTTGAAGAAGAAGACTATCAACTATTAGACGCATACGCAGGGTATTAATATGCTAAATGAAGAAAAAGATCAATTTGTACTAGAACAAACACTTGAAGGATGGGTAATCAATAAATGTCAAGGATGGCGTGATCACTTTGATACTAATTATTCATCTAAATTTGACGAATACTATCGGTTATGGAGAGGACAGTGGTCTTCCTTAGACAAAACTAGAGATTCAGAGCGTTCTCGAATTATCAGTCCTGCCCTACAACAAGCGGTAGAGTCTTCAGTTGCTGAATTAGAGGAAGCAACCTTTGGTCGAGGCCGTTGGTTTGACATTGAGGATGATGTAAACGATAAAGAGAAGCGAGACATCTCACTTTTACGTGAAACTTTGTATAAAGACTTCAAAAAGAACAGAATACGTAAAGGTGTTGCTGAGTGTTTACTAAATGCCGCTGTATTTGGCACAGGTATTGCAGAGATTGTCCTTGAAGAAGAAAAAGAAATGGCTCCTGCAACCCAACCTGTTATGGGAGGCGAATTAACAGCAGTTGGTGTCAACATAACGGAAAAGACTTGTGTTAAACTCCGTCCTGTAATGCCTCAGAACTTCCTAATAGACCCTTTAGCTACCTCCGTAGAGGAAGCAATGGGTTGTGCTGTTGATGAGTTTGTATCCTTACATCTAGTTGAGCAATTACAGGAACAAGGGATATATAGGAACGTAGAAGTATCAATGGCGGCTCCTGATTTTGACATAGAGCCAGATCAAGACTTAGTAGCACACGATGATGATAAAGTACGATTGACTAAATACTATGGTTTAGTACCTAGACATTTATTAGAGATGGCTCAAAAGGAATCCGAAGCGGAAGAAATAGCTACATTAGTTGATGACGATGAAGAAAGTAAAAGTTATTATGTGGAAGCTATTGTTGTAATTGCTAATGATGGCACTTTGCTAAAAGCGGAATCTAATCCTTATATGATGGGTGATAGACCTATTATAGCATTCCCTTGGGATGTTGTTCCTAGCCGTTTTTGGGGTAGAGGGGTATGTGAGAAAGGATATAACTCACAAAAGGCGTTAGACGCTGAAATACGAGCTAGAATTGACGCTCTTGCGCTTACTATACACCCTATGTTAGCTATGGACGCTACAAGGATGCCTAGAGGCGCTAGACCTGAAGTACGTGCAGGTAAAGTTATCTTAACTAACGGTGCGCCTAATGAAGTTATACAACCATTTAACTTTGGCAATGTAAGTCAAATTAGCTTTGCACAGGCTGACGCTTTACAGCGTATGGTACAGACAGCTACAGGCGCTGTTGATTCCGCAGGTATCTCAGGATCAATCAATGGTGATTCCACTGCCGCAGGTATCTCTATGAGCTTAGGCGCTATCATTAAGCGTCATAAGCGAACTTTAATTAACTTCCAAGAATCTTTCCTGATTCCTTTTGTAACTAAAGCCGCACACCGATATATGCAGTTTAATCCTGAAGCATATCCTGTCGCTGATTACAAGTTCCATACTTCCAGTTCACTGGGCATTATTGCGCGTGAGTACGAAGTTACACAGCTTGTACAGTTGTTACAAACCATGTCACCTGAAACTCCAATGTACTCACAGCTTATTATGTCTATCATTGATAACATGA